CAAAAATATTATCCTCCCTGCACTGTCAAATTAGTTGCGGGAGGTCGAGGAAACTTGAAGAAAAAAGAATTAGGTGAGATAATAAAAAATTTATATCCTGTCATTAATTTTAAAAATCTGGATGAAACAGATTCCGTTGCTATTGCTTTGTGTCATTTTATCAAGGTTGGCGAAGATGACGGATAAGAAAAGTGGGATTTACTGTATTGAAAATTTAATTAATGGGAAAAAGTATATAGGACAAAGCATTGATTTACATAAAAGGGAGCTGGGTCATTTTAATAATTTGAAAAATAATAGACATGCCAACAGGCATTTACAGAATGCTTATAATAAATACGGAAGAGAAAATTTTGTATTCGAAATTATAGAAGAATGCGTTGATTTTTCTAAAGATGGGCTTACTAAAAGAGAACAATTTTATGTTGACAAATATATAAATAAAAATTCACTTTACAATATTTGTTTAGAATGTGTTGACAGCAATAAGGGAGTTGTTTTTTCTGATAAAGCTAGAGCAAAAATAAGTCAAGGCACCAAGGGTGCAAATAATGGCATGTATGGAAAACGTCACTCCAAAAAGTCCCGTCAAAAAATATCCGAATCTCAAAAAGGGCAACAGGCTTCTGAAGAAGCGAGAAAGAATATGTCTATTGCTCGTGGTGGTAAAAATAATCCTAATTATGGAAGAGTAATGCCATGCAATGCTAGAATAAAGATAATGGCTTCCAAAGGAATTACAAAAAACAAAATTGTAAAAATAAAAAAATTACTTGATGATAATGTAAAAGTTATTAGTATTGTTGAAAGAATTGGATGTAGTGAGTCAACAGTTTATAAAGTCAAAAACGGTGGATATGATAAAATTTTCGATTTAAATAGCGATTTATAGAATTGGAGGATATTTGTGAGTGAAATAATATACAATAAATTCTTCGACAAAGAAATTTACATTAAAGTGAATGAAGATAACAAATATCTTTTAGAGGATTTTCTTTTAGAATTAAAACAGAATAAAAAATCTAGATATTTCTGATGCGGTATCCGTTGGGCTATGTCATTTTATCAAGATGGATGAAAAAGATGAATAAAAATGGGAGGATTAGATGGGCAGAAAAACCTATAAAAAAGTAATTACATCGCCAGAATTATCAGCTCGGATAAATCCTGAAAGTATGAAACTTGTAAAAAAGTTTCTACAAACAAAAAAAGCAAGATGTAGTGATTTGACAGTCAAAGGATATGCGAGCGATTTGAATATTTTTTTGACTTGGAATTTGTTGCATAATGACAATATTCCTTTTACAGATATTCGGAAGATAGAATTTTCAGATTTTTTTATTTTTGCGTTAAGTGACCTTCGATGGAGTTCTTCAAGATTCGGCAGAGTGAAATCCGCATTATCTTCGTTTTCTGACTTCATTGAAAAATATTTTGACGATTCGTACCCGTCATTTCGCAATGTAATTCTTCGAGCTGTAGATTCAGTTCCAAAACAAACGGTTAGAGAAAAGACGATTTTGTCAGATGAACAGGTTGAATCTGTATTCAACTATATCGAAAATGAACTTGAGGATTTTCAAATGGCTTGCTGGTTTGCTTTAGCAATTGCAAGTGGTTCGAGATTCTCAGAACTTTTGAGATTTACTACAAAAAATATTGATCCTACAATTTTAGCTTTTGAAGATATATTTATAGAAAGTCTTCCGATTCAAACGAAAGGACGAGGGAAAAATGGAAAGATGATAAGCAAGTATATCATTAAAGATATATTTTTGTCAAGATATGAAAAGTGGTTGCCAATTAGAAAAGAAATTCTAAATAGAAACGGCAAAGATCATGATTTTTTATTTATAAAACATAATGGCGATATTGCTCTGGCTTCTACGGCAAGAACCTGGGTGCAAAAAATAGAAGATTTTCTTCAAATAGATGTCTACACGCACTGTTTAAGACACTTTTTTACGACTTATTTAGCAAAAGCTGGACTTCCTATTGATTTGATTCAAGAAATCGGGGGTTGGTCAGATGTAAGCATGGTAGGGCTTTACTCCGACATATCAGCTAAAGATAGGAAATGGGAAGAGTTAAAAAATTTGAAAAACATTAATAAAAAGTAAAAAATTGATAATTTGTTTTTGAAAGGAGGCAGTATGTCGTCAAAATACACGATAAAAATTAAAGCTACGCTGGACAAAATAGATCTTCAAAAACAAATTGATGATTTGAAAAAACTTATAAATAAAAATCAAAAAAAATCTGGTGATAGTTTAGGCGTAAAATTAATTGATGGTAAAAATCTTGCGGATGGTAGAAAAGCTATTCAAGATATGTCTGGAGCAATGGACAATATTCGGGCAAGTTTTGCAGGGCTGGGAGAAAATTTACAGGTAAGCAGTGTTCTTGATCCTAAAACAGAAAATTTACGTGGATATAAAGTTGTTTTTGATAAAATTGGAGAAGGTGTTAAAAAAACAGAAACCTTCATGGTAAAAATAAACAAACATGGAAAACAAATTATTACAAATGCAAGAGGTTTTGAAAAAGCTGCTTCTACAACGCAAAAAAAAATAAAGGATACTTCTTTATCTAGCGCAAAAATTAGTCAAAATCTAACGAAATGGGGAGACTCGTTACGTGAAATGGAGACGAGAACTCCAAAAATATTTGAAAAAGAAAAAATTGTTGCAATAAGAACTGAACTTGATGGAATGATAGCAAATTTCAATGATCCATCTATAAAAAAGACACCAGAGATGGTTGCAGCTATCAATGCAAAAATGTCTCATCTTAAATCTACTATACGTTCTACTTCTCTTGAAACTCAAAATCTTACTCATGATAGTGATACTTTTGGCGAAGTAATGGGAAAAAACATAAAAAAGGTTGCACAATGGGCAATTGCTACAACTGCAATTTATGGATCATTAAAACAGATTGGAGAAGCTGTTCAGTTTATTAAAGATTTAAATAAAGAAATGACGAATATCCAGGTTGTGACAGGGATGTCAGAAGATAGTGTTAATGGTTTAGCTAAAGAATTTAATCAGTTAGCACTGGAGCTTGGGGCAACAACTATTGAGGTAGCCGCTGGAAGTACAGAATGGTTCAGGGCTGGCAAAACAATAGAGGAAACTTCCGAATTGATGAGAGCGACAATGATGCTTTCAAAACTTGGAAATATGGAATCTGCGGAATCAACAACTAAACTTACCGCGGCTTTAAATGGTTTTCAACTTGGGGCTGAAGACGCAATTAGTGTGGTCGATGTATTAATAAATTTGGACAACGAATACTCTACGAGTGTTTCAGAGCTAACTGAAGCACTACAGGCATCTTCTAGTAGTGCTCAACAAGTAGGTGTTGACTTTAATGAATTAGCATCTATGATTACCGTAATATCGAGCGTTACGAGGCGCAGCGGATCTTCTATCGGAATGAGCATGAAAACTATGTTTGCCAGATTGTCTGCAATAAAACTTGGCAAAATGTTTGAAGATGATGCTACAGATATTAACGATGTTGAAAAAGCGTTAAGTTTAGTAAATATTAAATTAAGAGATAGTGAAACAAGTTTTCGTGATATGGGTGATGTGTTTGACGATATTGCAGTAAAATGGGACACTATGAATGAGTTAGAACAGTCGGCAGTGTCGACAGCGATTGCTGGTAAAATGTATGCCAGAACATATAGTGATGTATGGGAGTTCGCTTATTAAACTTCAGAAGATGACCATATCGGAAAAACGCCTATAACAAGGTCAATTCCGAGGAAAGACACAATAATTATAGACAAAAATATAGTGTAGATATTTTTGTATTGGAGAAAAATGAGAAAAAATAAAAGATGGACAGAGGAAAGAAAGCAATTTTTAATAGATAATTATCCAAATAAACCAAAAGAATTTTTGGTTGAAAGATTGGGAATTGCATGGAATTCAATACTTCAAAAAGCATCGGAACTAAATGTAACTAGAAGAAATACTTTTACAAAAGAAGACATTGAGTTTATTGTTGAAAATTATGAACACATGAATTATTCTGAAATAGCAAATTTTTTAGGGAGGGATAAAAGTACTGTTACTTGTAAAATTAATAGTATGGGTTTGGTAAAAGTTGAAAAATGGACAAATGAAGAGGTTGATCTTTTAATAGAAAATTATCCTAAATATACAAATAGATATTTATCAGAAAAAATATTGCCAGGCAGAAAGAATTACAGCATAAGAACTATGGCTTATAAATATGGACTTCATAAATCAGAAGAGATGGGAAGAAAAAGATATGATTCAGAAAAAATGATAGATGATTTAATAAATCTTTCTGAAAAATTAGGAAGAACACCATTTCTTAGTGATTTAGTTGAAAATGGATTGGCTTCTGGAAAAACTTACGAAAGATATTTTGATGGATATCGTAATGCTTGTAAAATTGCTGGTCTAGAAATAAATTCAAATTTATGGGGAAGATCAATTTCTTGTAAGTCTATCAATGGTGACATATGTTTTTCAAAATCTGAAAAAATTATTACAAACTTTTTCATAGAGAACGACATTGGATATAAAAAAGAAATAAAATATAGTAATTTTATAGATGAATCTATTTGCGGAAATAAAATTGTTGATTGGATTTTATCTGAAAATATTTTTGTAGAATATTTTGGATTGCCAGAAAAAGAAAATTATAAAAAAAGAATGAATGAAAAAATTAGTATGTGTGAAAAAAATGATATTGTTTTAATAGAAGTGTATAGAAAAGATTTGACAAAACTACACGAAGTTTTTAGTCAATTTTTATAATTATTGTGAATCCGTAACGATCAATCGGGCTGTGTTGGTAACAACATAACCCACGTCATCTTTCTTGTGAATAACAAGAAAAAGATATGATCTGAACTGCAACTATAATGAGAACATATGAAATTGCAGATCATGGTAGAAATTCCATGACGCTACTTATAAAAGGTAGTCAGTAGTTCTATTTTAGAATGAAAGTAACAGATTTTGGTACGACAAAGAGAGAACTTTTTAGTATTAATGAGCAACTATAATCAAGTATTAGATGCACAAGCAATTGCTGCCGATTCTGCTGGTCTGGCAACAGAACGATATGGTATTTATATGGAAGGTCTTGAAGCAACTGCTAATCGTTTTACTGCTACTTGGGAACAGTTGTGGACAAAGACAATTAATTCTGAATCCATATCGATTGTTCTAGATTTAGGTACGGGAATATTGAAAATTGCAAGTGCTGTAGGTGGTTTGCTTCCATTGATAACATTGTTGAGTGGCGCTTTAATTGCGCTTAACTTCACTAAATTTGTATCAAGTATTGAAGCAGCGACAGCGGCTATAAAAACATTTAAAATCGTTATAAAATTATTTGCAATAAGTACGGCAACCGAAATGGCTGTTGCCACTGCGGGTATTTCACTTCTTGTAGGTGCTATTATTTGGATGGGAGTATCTCTTGCAAACAATTCAAATAAGATAGATAAATATTCAAAATCTTTAGAGGGTTTGAATTCCGAGATAAGTTCTTTGGAATCTAATTTATCTACCGCCTTTGATTCTACAGGTAAAATTAGAGAATTGTGGTTAGAATTTGAAAAGTTGAGTGAAGTTCTTGAGCCTACTGCTGATGAAACACAGAGGTTGTTAGATATTCAAAACGAACTTTATGGAATACTTCCTGGAATTAATGGAGAATATGACAAATCTGGTAATTTTATTTTTGAAGAAGGGGTAGTTCTTAAAGATTTAAATGCTTTGAAGTCTATAGAAATAGAACTAATGAAAGAAGAACTTGCTATTAAAAGAGATTTAGCAAAAGAAGATAATGAAAAATTATTATTAGAGGAAGAAAAGGCGTTAGAAAAACTTTTAAAAAAACGCGATGAAGCATCTGAAATGGCCGATATATATGGCGGATACGCGAATGTAAGTGAAGGTCAAGAAAAAACAGTAAATGAAAATCTTCAACAAGACGAGTTAGATAAAGTTGAGAAATTTAATGATGAAATAAAAGTTGCGAGATTAGAAGTTGAAAAACTTCAAATAGTTCTTGGTATTATTCCTGAAAGATTTAAAGATGTTGCTGATGCTATAGATGATGTAGGCGATCCTTTAGAAGAAGAAATTGTTTCTCTTGAAGAGTTAGCTACAGCCGCAGTTACTGCAAGCGATAGTGTTTCAAGTGCGGCTAGTGCTGCTTTATCATTATTGAACGCAACTTCTGAAAGCAATATATTAAATCTTGCTCAAGTTGAACAATTAAAAAATGCTTTTCCAGATACTTATTTACAAGCATTAACAATTGAAGGAAATAATATTCGTTTAAATACTGATGCTTTAAAAAATCTTGTAGTTATGAGAGCGCAGGACGCCATAACCGCGCAACAAGCGGTTGTTGTAAAAATTGAAGCTGATTATAAAGAAGCACAGGCGGCTTTGATGAAAGCTGAAGCGGTAGTTAGTGCAAATGGACAAGTTATTATTTCTCAAGAAGATACTGCGTTTGCTTATTGGAAAGCTGCGAATACGAGTGTCGAAAGTGCTAATGCTGAAATTTTAGCTAGAAAAGCCGTTGCAGAAGAAAATGAAGCTGCGCTTGGAGCCGCAAGAGGTGCATTAGCAGTTGCCAAAGCCAATTTAGGTTCATTGCAAAGTGGAACTTATTGGGCTAATAATATGGCAGATGCTCTTGATTCTCAAGCTAGTTCGCAAAGTGGTGTGAACGAAGCTGAAGAAGCATATGATGATCTTTTGGCAACAACTATAAAAATGTTGAAACAGAAGAAAAAAGCTGAAAAAGATGCTTTACAAGATCAGTTAGATGGATATAAAAAAATTATTGAAGCTCGTAAAGATATAATTGATCTTCAGCAAGAAGAAAAAGATTTTCAGGATGAGCTTGGCGATAAAAATAAAGAACTTTCTGATATCGACAACGAACTTTTACAGATTCAATTTGACAATAGCGAGGAAGGAACAAGAAAAAGACTTGAACTTGAAGCTGAAAAAGCTAATAAAGTTGAAGAAATTGGCGAGTTGCAAAACAATAGAAGCGTTGATCTTCAAAAAGATGCTCTTGATGAAGAATACGATCAATACGAAGAATATATAGATGCAAAAATTGCTTTAATTGACGACTATCTTTCTAAAGAAGGATTGATTGCTCAAAAAGCTATTGCATTAATGAAGTCAAGAACAGACGATTTTTACAAGTCATTAATTGACTGGAACAGAACTTATGGTGATGGAATTGATGCTACGATTCAGAAATTATGGAATCAGGCATCTGCTGCTAATGCTGCTGTTGTAGCTAATGCTGCCGCAAATGCTTCAAGTTATTCTGGCGGTAGTGGAGGTGGTGGCGGAGGCAAAGAAGAGACAGAACAAAAAAGAAAAACAAAAAAAGATTATAATGTCTATATGATTGGTGGAGAACCAAACTATATAGAAAAAGGTACTGGTCAAAAAATTGAATCGTCAGAATATAGTTTACTTCCTAATTATCACGATGGTGGCATTGTCGGGGCGAAAGGTTCTAATATTAGCGAAGTATTTGCAAATTTGATGAAGGGTGAAGTTGTTGTAAATAAACCACAAATGGCAGACTTTTTAGGAAGTACATTGCCGAGTATTGTAAATAGTGGCACACCCATTGTGAATATGGAAATAAATGTTGCCGGAAATATGGATAAATCAGTTATGCCAGAAATGGAAAGAATGGTTTTGAAAACTATAAATAAGGCTTGGTCTGATAGAGGAATGAGACGTTCTGCAAAGAGTTTTTCAGTTTAAGAAATAGAAATAGGAGGGCGGTAAAATAGCCCTCCTATCCAACATTGCCTCTGATGAGGTTTGGGAGGTAAAAATGTTTTATGGAAAAAATTTTATTTTTGATGGAACGCCATCGGAAATATTTGGAGTTAGAATAGTAAATTTTGAAACATCTTCATTGCAAGGTTCGCCTTCTGGGGCTGATTCTACAATTTATGAAAAATGGTTATTGAAAAAACAAAAATCATATTTTTTTGGCAGAGCATTAAATACGCCATTGATAATAACAATGACTATTGGAAATGATGATCCTATCTCTGGATTTGATAGAGGTAAGATAGAGCAATGGCTACTCGGAAAGACATCTTATGTAAAATTACAGATTGAACAAGATGATATTGCAAATTGTTATTATAATTGTATTGGCATATCTGCCTCAAATCAATATATTGGAAATCAAATGGCTGGAATGGTGATCACTTTTCAATGTGATAGCCCATGGGCTTGGACATTTCCAAAAACTGTAACAAGAACTTTTTCTGGTGATGCTCTTCAAGATTTTTATATGGATTTTTATAATGATTCAGATTCAAATGATTATCTATATCCTATTGTTTCTTTTTCATTGAATACTATTGGAACTTCATTTGAAATTATCAATATAACAGATGATGATAGAGAATTTTCGTTTTCTGGATTAAATGCAAATGAAGAAATTGAAGTAGATAATGACAAGAAAATAATTACATCTGATTCTGGACTAAGAAGATTATCAACTTTTAATAAAGGATGGTTTAGATTAGTGCCAGGCTATAATAATTTACATATAATGTCAGGTATTGGAACTTTTTCAATCACATATTCATTAGCTAGAAAAATCGGAGGGTAAGATGGAAGTTTTATATGATTATTTTGGTTTTCCTGAAGATCCTTCTTTTACTTTATGTAATCCAAATAAAGAAGAACTATATTCTTTAGGAACAATTTATGATAGAGTTTATAAACCAAGATACAATGCATTTTCAGAATTATCTTTTATTGCGCCAGAATATGTTGATGGTGATTTAAATGAATGGTACTCTTATTTAACTTATAGAAGATTAGTATTGATTGATGATTCTAATTATTTTATGATTACAGGTATTGACGAAGATAATAATGGATTAATAAAAGAAAAGAAAATAACTGCTCAATCATTAGAGGTTGAGTTTGCATTAAAAGATATTACTTATTATGAAGGAACTTATAAATTTTATGACCCAATAACTCCAGAAGGAACATTATTACAAGATTTAGTAGATAGAGTTCCTGGTTGGACTGTTGGTGATGTAGATACAAGTTTAGCAGTATTATACAGAACATTTGATGTTTCAGAATCTACAATTTATGAATTTATGATGAATGATGTAGAAGAAACTTATCAATGTATTTTTGTATTTGATACTGTAAATAAAATAGTGGACGCTCATACAATTGACAATGCTACAACAGAAACAGATATTGTTTTATCTTTTGATAATCTTGTAGAAAATGTTCAAATTAATGAAGTTACTGAAGAATTAATTACTGCATTAACTGTTTATGGTGGAGGAGCATTATCAATTAATCAGGTGAATCCATTAGGAACAAATACAATTTATAACTTTGATTATTATAAATCTACAGATTGGATGAGTCAAGATTTAGTAGATGCAATAACTGATTGGGAAACTGAAATTGATAGTAATCAAAGCAATTATTCTACCTTATTGACATCTTTATTGAATTATAATGCGACATTGATTACTCAAGAAGCTGATTTAGTAACTTTAAATAGTGAATATAAGGCTCTTGAGGGAGTTCAATTAGCAAGAATAGAACAAGGATTATCTTTGACTGCTGTAAAAGCATTATTAGTTAGTAAACAAAGCGAAATAGATTCTAAACAAAGTGATATAGATTCTACTAATTTAACTATTGCTTCTATAACATCTCAACTTACGAGTATTAATAGTGATGTTAGTTTTGCAAATAATTTTACAAGTGCTCAACTTATTTTACTTTCTCCTTTTGTTGTTGGTCAAACTTATCAGAATGAAAACTTTATT